GTACATTCGAAAAAATAATTCTTGACTTTTATCTCAGGATTCCGTATAATATATTTTCAAAACTTAGGAAAGGATTAAATGACACAGATTCAAGCTCCAACAAATTGCCCTTCATGCAGTTCGTTACTTGAGGAAGTCAATTTTGTTTTGTTCTGTAGAAGTGCCTCTTGTGGTGCGAAGCAGGCAAAACAGATTCAACATTTTGCAAAGACTCTAAAGATAAAAGGCTTAGGCGAAGCAACTATCAGCAAGTTAGCCCTTGCTGATATATCAGATATCTATACCTTATCAAAAGATGAAATTTGTGATATGTTAGGGTCTACTAAGTTGGGTGAGAAGCTACACACTGAGATTGAAATATCTCAACAGGCTTCATTGAATGTTTTACTACCTGCTTTTAGCATTCCGCTAATAGGCAAAGTGGCATCAGATAAACTTTCAAAAGTTGTCAAAGATATTTATAGTATCAATGCTATCACTTGCCTGGAGGCTGGATTAGGGGAGAAAGCTACTGAGAACTTACTTACATGGATAGAAGTTAGTTTTCCGGATGTAGCACATCTACCCTTTAGCTGGAAGTTTACAAGTACAGTTCAAACGCCTACTAAAGAGTCAGTTTGCATCTCTGGTAAATTAAAAAGTTATAAAACTAAAGCGGATGCGTATAAAGACTTAGAGGCAAAAGGCTTTGCAGTTAAAAGTAGTATTACAAAAGAAGTTACAATTCTAGTCAATGAAAGTGGCATAGAATCAGCAAAAACTAAGAAAGCCAGAGAGTCTGGCATAACTATAGTTACTAACTTACAACAATTTTTATTGGAGAATTAATATGGCAGTTCCAAAGTGGACAGACGAGCGCGTTAGCGCACTTACAACTTTTGTAGGAGACGAATCTCCTATTTCTCAGAGTACAGTTGCTGAAGCAGCTGAAACTCTCGAAACCTCATCTCGCTCAGTTTCTAGCAAACTGCGTAAGATGGGTTATGAAGTAGAACTGGCTTCCGCTAGTGCTACTAAGGCTTTCTCTGACGAGCAGGCTGCTACTCTTGCTACTTTCGTAGAAGATAACAGCGGTAATTATACCTATGCTCAGATTGCTGAAGCCTTTGAAGGCGGTTCTTTTACCGCCAAACAGATTCAGGGCAAGGTACTGTCTCTTGAATTGACTGGGCATGTCAAGCCTGCTCCTGTTAAGGAGTCAGTAAAGACTTACTCAGAAGATGAAGAAGCTACCTTCATTCAGATGGTCAACGATGGCGCTTTCGTTGAGCAGATCGCTGAAGCCATGGGTCGTTCCGTGAACTCTGTTCGTGGTAAAGCTCTCTCCCTCCTGCGCGCTGGCTCTATCGAAGCCATTCCTCGCCAGGAGACCCTGAAGTCTTCTACCAAAGAAGATCCTCTGGCATCCCTGGATGACATCACAGGCATGACTGTAGAAGAAATTGCTACTTCTATTGGCAAGACTGTTCGTGGTGTCAAAACTATGCTTACTCGTCGTGGTCTGACAGCTTCAGATTATGATGGTGCTGCCAAGCGCGAAAAGGCCGCACAGTAAGATAGTAACTAAACTAATGGGTGCAAGGTTTCGACCTTGTGCCCATTTTTAGCATTCGGGAGAAATGCGATTGAATCTGGCTAGTACATTTATAAAGCAGATACTTCTGTGTAAAGATTCTGAGACTTGGTCGCAGACTCGCAGAAACTATTTGCCTGCAGAATATCATGTTATCTATGATATTATATCAAAGCATAATGACAAAAATCATATGCTTCCGTCTTTTGACGACCTTCATTTAGGGGTTCGTGACTCAGCAACACAAGAAAAAATATATGCTATCAAAGCGGAAAAAGATATTGAACTAGACCCATATACACTTCTTCAGTACTTGAAGAATGAATATGCTCAGAAAGAGATTCTCGCATCTCTCGAAACCTATGTAGACAATTCTATAGCATTTAACGATGCGGAAGAGTCTATAAATGAACTTCATCAGATTGTACTTGATATCGAAGATAAAGTAGATATTCAAGACCCGAATGAGAGTATGCAAAGTATTCCATTGTGGGAATCTGAAGAAGATCTTCAGAAGTATGTCGCGCTTGGATTGAATGAAGAATACGACTATGATATTCAGTTCTCTCCTAGAGACTTAATTCTTGTTGGGGGCAGGAGAGGTGCAGGTAAGTCAATTACCTGCGCTAATCTTGCAAACAACATGGTTGCTTCTGGCAAGTCTGCAATCTATTTTACCATTGAGATGGATAGCAGATCAATTCTTCAACGTTGTTGCTCAATCGCAACAGGGGTTCCATTTGCTAGATTAAAAATGAAGAACCTTAGCGTAGTAGAATGGGAAAAAGTAGCTTCTTGGTGGGCAAATCGCTACACTGAAGGCTCGGAACGCCTGAAAGAATATAGAAGTCACAGAGATTTTGACAAGCTGCATAGTATACTAAAGTCTAGCCATGAGCTTCTCCCGACTCAGCAACTAGACGTAGTATATGACTCAGGATTAACTCTTGGGAAGATTCGTGCTACCTTGGATAAACAAGCTAGCAGAATAAAGCCTGGCATTATAATTGTAGACTATCTTAATCAAGTAAGGCGTTCCAATCTTCCTGCTCGAGGCGGACAGTACGATTGGACAGAACAAATTGAAGTGAGCAAATCCC